TATTGATAATGATTATCGTTATTGTTCGACTGTTCGAACAGTTTGTGTTGGTTGCGTGTGGGTAGGGTGCTTGACGGGTCACGTGCGGGCACGCTTTGCCATAATGGGGTATGTCGGCAACGAACGAAAGGAACGACAATGAAAACACGATTTGACAACATGAAGTCAATTCTGCTGGACATGTATTTTATGGGGATTGATGCTCGGGCGTATCACGTGAGTCATATAGTGTCCGACATGAACGACTTGGGCTACGATGACTGGGCTAAGGTGCCTCAAAAATTGCAAGCGTACCTAGTATATGCTAACTACAGGTTTGATGACTGAAAAAAAGGAATGAGATAATGCAGTATGGTGTGTCGGTGAAAGAGTATACCGAAGACGGCAAGCGCTATATCAAGGTTAATGAGTCGGTTTGTGAGGTTGATGATAGCATTGATAGGGGGTGTTTGCTGTTTAATCTGTTGTACTGTACACCGTTTTATTTTATGAAGTGTTTTATATAAAAATAAAACCACTGGGTAATATGCCCAGTGGTTTTATTGTTTTTTATGAGAATAGTGGAATTGTGGTGTTGACGAAAATCTCAGCTTTTTCCATGCCGAAGGGTGTGAAAATTGTCGGGTTGGCTGAGAAATTCTCGTTGTTGACGCCTAGGACAACCATTTTGCCGCTGTTGGTGACTGCTGTGAAGTAGGCTGTGGTGGCTTGATTGAGTTTGGCGAATTTGGGTAGGAAAGCGATTTTGTCGCCCGCGGTGTAGCCCTGATGGCTGGTGTTTGGTTTTACGTGCATGTGGATTGATAGCATGCCGTTGGTTGCTATTGCTAGTGCCTGTGCGTCCAGTGTCACGTTGGTTGCCGCTGAGGTGGTGATTTTTCCGGCGTTGTAGGTGCCGCCGTCGCCGCCCATGAGCACGCTTGCGTATTTGTTGCCCAGTAGTTTGTATCCGTTGGTGTTTGGGTGTTTTTGGTCGGTGGCGAACAGTTCGGGGTGGCCTTGGAAAAATTCATATCCGTTTGGTACTGCTATGCCCACGCCTGTTGCGGCCACGCCGTCCATGATTGCTGTATAGGTGGTGAACACCGACTCCCAGAGTTGGTAGGAGGGCCATTGCATGGGGTAGACTACGATTTTGGCGTTTGGGAATTTTGTTGCCGCGTTGGTTACGCATTCTGTGGCGGCTTGTTTAACGGCGTCATAGGTTTTGGGCGTGTCGTTTTGTCCGCCTGTAATCATGACGTAATCGATGGTGCCGGCGTCCGCTGTGTGGTCTTTGTACGCGGCGTTAACCATGTCGTTAAACGTGCGGTTTGTGGTGTTGCTGGTTGCTACGAAACCCGCTCCCCCGTCCGAATAGTTGTAGATTGTGGCGTGTAGGGTGCGTCCCATTACCGCGTAGGGGTTGTCGGTGGTTTTGTCGGTGGCTTGGTATCCCTCGCCGTAGCTGTCGCCGATGCAGACGATTTTGGCGTTTTTGGGTAGGTTACGATTGTTGGTGATTAGCGTCGGGGTGCGGTTGATTGTGTTTTTGAGCGCGGTGGCTTTGTCGGGTGTTTCCGCGCCCAGTGCTGTGAGCGCGCTGGTGTTGGTGTTGATTGTGTTTTTGAGGCTGGTGGCCTTATTCACCGTTTCCGCACCTAGTGCCGTGAGCGCGTTGGTGTTGTTTTGCGTGCCCGTATGGTTTTGCTCGATGGCGTTGATGTGCTTGCCCGCGCTGGTGTCATCAACAATACCCATGTGAGAGAGCAGATGATGTGCTGTGTTACCGTTTGCGATATCGGTTGCAAGTGTGGCCGCCTTTTCGGGGGTGTCTGCACCGAGGGCGGCGAGGTTTTTATTAGCGCGGTTAACACCCGTTGTGATTGAGAGCATATTGTCATCAATCACACGCATTGAGTTGTTGTAACCGTCTCGCAAGTCGGCTGGCGTGTTGTCTTGATAGAGTGGGAGGTTGAAGTTTGTGGTGTGTCCGTATCCGTCTGCCATGATAAACTCCTGATTTATTTGAGGTTTTTGATGATTTCCAGCTGTACATCCAGTTGATGTAGTTTGAGGTCGATAAGATTCATTGCCCGGTTGTATCCGTCGCGTAGGTCTTGGGGTGTGTCAGCCCTGTATAGCGGCAGATTGTACCACGGTGTTTCGTTGTATTTGTCGTTCATAGTTTACCTTTCATTGCGAATCGGGTACGAACGGTAGCCCCTCGGCGGTGAGTTGGGTTTTTGCCAAACCGGCCGCCGTGTATTTCGCGTTGGTTGTTGCGGGCGTTTTGTTCAGAAAATGCTTTAGCGTGGTGCCCAGTTGTGCCGCGTTACTGCTGCTAAGCCCGAGTGCGGTTAAAAATTCCGTTATTCCGTCCGGTAATGAGGGTGCACTGGGTAGTGAGTCGATGCGGCTGTTGGTGCTTTTAATTTGCGCGTCGATTGTGTCCATCGAATTGTTATAACCGGCGAGTAGGTCGGGGCTGTCTGTAGGTTGGTATTTTTTGAGCTTGTAATTAGAGGTTTCCAGCATTTTTTACTACCTTTCTTTATAGTATTTGTTGTTGATTATACCGTTGCGTAGGGCGTCTACTGTCAGTTTTTTCGGTGGTGGCGTCTGGATTGGTTCGTTTAGCTGTGTTACTCGGGGTTCGGGGTTTCCGAACACTGTTTTGTTGCCGATTACTGCCATTTCCAGACATGACGTTGCGCCCGCCTGTTCGGCTGTCAGTGTCGCCATCTGGTTAGCGCGTGCGCCGAACACTGCCAACTCTCTGAACATGTTGCGCATGGCTTCGCGGCTGGTTACGTTTTTACCTTGCGTCGGGTCGTATACTGGCAGTGTTTCAACGATTTTATCGAGTTGTGCGATTACGTTGTCCAGACTTGCGCCTAGTTTTTTGGTCAGCTCGTATAGGGTGTCTATGTCGTTGTCGTATTTGCCCTCATTGTCGTTGATGTATTTGATAGTGTCGGCTAGGTAGTGCATGATTTTGTCGTATTCGAGACATAACCATTTGTATCTTTCTTCTTGCGAATACACGTCCCAATAGATTTTCGGAATTACTGGCGTGTATTCCGTTATCCACGGAAATTGATTAATGTCAATGTCGCATGACATGATATGTTCCTTTCTATATTAATAAATGTTAAGACTCACTGAATAGAAACACGAAAACAGCGAGTCCATGTCGTTGATAATCATTAAATCAACGTCGTTGTAGTCCTTTATTTTTTCCATTTTATCCAAAAAATCGCCCTGTACAAAAGTCTCGAACTGGTTATCCGTGGCGTTTGAGGCGTAGTCCTGATTTTGCGGTGCTATCTGCGTCGCCGGGAAATCGCTGAACACGTTGCGGTTTTTGCCGTATGTGTCGCTGACCTGTAGGACGCTTACCCCGGTTTCGAGCGCTTGATACACGAGTTTGTACTTTGGCATTATCTCATTGAATTTGCGCAACGCCTCACGTTTCCAACTGCCGGGCGGCAATATGCCGATTTCCCTATCCCAAAAATGGTTATTGAATTTGTCGCATACGCGCGTGTATTGCTCGTCGTTGTATGCGTCCCAGTGCCAACTCGGGTCCGTCCAGTCAACCCATTTGTCGGTGATAAGTTCGCCTAGGGTGACTGTCACGACGGCGTGGAAATCACGTGGCGCGTCGCTCATATCATAGGGCGGTATCATCTGTATCATCTCCATTGTTCAGTGCGAATAGTTTTTGCAGATTATGGGTGATATTATAGTTGGCCGTTTCGTTGTCGCTACGCCATACCACGTCCAACGGTTTTTCGGCAAAATCGGTGAAATGCGAGTTAAGATAATCGCACATTCTGCGACGCTCGGTGAGCCCGTCCAATGCTATGAGATTGGTCGGGTCCTGTTGCGAGTTGACCTCATCCTCAATTTGGCGTTCGGCTTTGAACGGCAGATTGCCGATGCCCAGAGCACCGTATATCTGAGTCCAGATGTTCAAATAATTTGCCCATAGTTCGGTGCCGATGAACGGCACGTTGGTTGTCAGCGCCTGAACGTGCATGTCCTGTATGCCGTCCGTTGCCAAAACGATGAGTTCGCCGCCGCCGACCTGTTTTGCGAGGTTGGTCATGTCCAAACGTTTTTCCTGTACACCGCTGATTATCATAGGCGTTTTCTGATGCACGCGGTTTTGTTGCATGGTGCGTACAATGTCAACAAGTTCGCGGCACCATAAGTCTACACGGTCATTGAGGGGTGCGCGTAGATGATTGTCCCAGCAGTAGTAGCCGTTGGACGTGTTGACGTTGAAGCTGTAGCCGTTAAGGCCGAGAGCGCGCCATTTGCTCGGGTTTCCGTACATGTCGGGTGCGCTTTCCCAGCCACCCATTGTGAGCGAGAGCCACTGGTTGGCATGGGTCCCGCTACGCGGGCGTGCGATGGTCGCAATGCCCTGTGTATATAGGGTCAGCTCTAGAAACCGTTCGTCGCATGTCTGTGGGAGATTAATCCAGTGATACCGTGTCAACGCCATATTCAAGACCTGATTTTTGAACATGGTGAACAAGCGAGTGTTGTAGCCCGCAGTCTGCCAATATCTGTCACTATTCCATTTGAGCCCGTTGCGTTTTTGACCCATTATCGTACCTCGCTTTTAGTCGTTGTTGTATATGCTACTGCCTATTGTATCGGGGTCGCGCCATATGGTGACACCGGTCTCGAACATGTCCCGAATGATATTGACTGCGCGTGTCGGTGCGCTGATGGCATAGATAAGCGCGTCACCGCGCCAATAGGTGAACTTGCTTTTAACCAGCAGAGTCGGGGTTTCAACGTTTTGGCGCAACGTGTAGCCATACTGTAGAAAAGCGTCGCCGCAACGTCTGATTACGTCCGGCGATTGCGTCATGACTCGCACCTGTAGGCCGCGCGTGCCCCAGATATCGGGTAGGGCGTCGCCCTGTGACGCGGCGATGGTCACCGGCGCGGCGCGGCGTAGGTCCCTGAGTTTGGCCGCGTACACGTCTTGTGCCTGTTCGAGTGCGGTTTGAGCGCCGAAAATTCCACTGTCGCGTTGCCGCTGGTTGTTGGCCACTGCGGTGTCGCGGCTACGTGCCGCGTTTGCGTTGCCGGTGTTGACGTTGTTGGTTGTTACGTTGGTGGATAGCGTGTTTTTAGAAATCGTCAAATCGGTGTTAAGTTTGTTTGAGCGGTTTGTAACGTCGGTTGCCAAGGTCATAGCGCGTGTTGTCAGGGTACGATTTGTAGTTATCGCGTTATTGGCCTTGCTTTCCATAGCTTGCAGATTGGCGTTATATACAGCCTCTTTGTTGGAAAGCGTCACCGACGTGTTGTAACCGCTGAGTCCCACCGACATACCCGCGCCCGCGACTGCCGCGCCCGCCGCCAAGCTACCACCCGCCGTAGCCGGTGCGGCGGCTAGGGAGATTGCCGCGCCCGCAATGGTGTTAACCGCTGATGATACGTTTGAGAGCACCGCTGAGTCCACGTTGGCTTCATATGCGGCGGAGGTCACCAATTTGTCAACAGACTTATCGGCACCAAGCTTAAAGTTGGACGTCACGACGTCCGCGTCTAGTTTGGTGTTATTGAGGTTTGTTATGTCCGTGCCGGCTGTGTTGGATAGGTTGGTGTTGAATGCCGCGTTTTCGGTCTGTAGTTTGGTGTTGGCAACCGAGTTTGCGGCGCTTGCCTGTGTGTTGGTTAGGTTGGTTTCGGCGTTTGCGTTTGCGTTTACGTTGCCGGTGTTGGTGCCGCGCACGCTGGTGTGGTATGCGTTCAATGCGTTTTCGCGGGCCTGTACTCGGTTGGTACTGTCGTTGTCGTTGACGTATTTTACCGCGCTGTCAATCATCAGCGTGTACAGTGGTATATCATGAGAGGATAACGCGTGATAGGCGCTGTCGGGCATGTCGGTGGTGTGAGATGTATTGGTGAGGTCGGCCCATGTGTACTCGGTTTTGCCGTTGCCCGATACGCCTGTCAAAAACGTTTGCGCGGACAAATACGGGTATGCGAGGGATACGCGACGCATTACCGCAAGATTACTGGTGGTATCCTCTACACGTATGACTGACTCGTTGTTGTTTTCGTCCGTGATGGACAACCACGCATAGGGTGCCGTGTACAGTTTCGCTAGTCGCGCGTACTCGGACGGGTAGCCGAACGCGCTCGGTTGCAAGTCGATGTCGGCCAACAAGCCCGTTGCGGCGGGATTGATGCGGTACACGTCGAAACCGAGTAGTTTCGTGCCGCTGACCGGTTTAATCATGTTGCGCGGCACGACGTAGCACGCCTCGATAAGGTTGTACGCCTGAGGCAACCGTGTCGTGAGTTGGCCGAAAAAGTCGCGCGCGTATGCGTCGGCTGTTTTGAGGCCGATAATCGTATATCCGTTGGGTCGAACGGTATCGGCGGATATGCCGGTGGCGTTCGGCGCTGACACGTCATCGAGATTAGGCACGCCGCCCCATGCATAATCCGTGACTTGGTACCGGTGTCCCCAGTAGTCGCCGGTATCCGCGTAGACGGGTGGCGTGTCGGGCAACGTGTCACCGACCGGCGTGAGGCCGGTGAATTGCGTGTAGGTGCATTTGACTGCCAACAACAGCCACATTTCTCCAGTCGCAAGTGGGATGAACCTGTTGGATGCGGTCATCACGGGTGCGGCGGGCGCGTCCGGTTCGGGTGCGGTGAGGCCCCGGTTGTTGTGGATAGGGTCGGCAAGGTATGTTTCAACAGTCTCATACGCCTGTGCCACGTGGCCCCGTTCGACCATGATTCGAGGGATATCAACCGAGTTGACGTAGGTTGTCCAATAATCCAGTTCGAGCACGCATTCGGTCACTGTAGCGTTGATGCGGCGGGTATCGAGGATAAAATAGTACAGTCGGCACACGTGGCGGGTGGAGTAGTCCAGTTGTTCGCCGTCGCCCGGCATGTCGGGTATCGTAACGCCCAGATAGTTGGCGTACTGCAACGCCTGATAGGGTATCGGCAACCGCACGCTTTCCCCCGGTATGACGTTGAGCCCGCTATCCAGTTCGTATGTGTCGGCGGTCAGTCGGTCGAACCATGCGTCACGCTCAATATCGGTGTCCCATTTGACGCGGTTGGCGTCGTCCGCTGTCCAACGGACGGTGCATGGTTTGAGTGTGGTCTTGGACGTCCAGCGCGTGTAGTCGAAACTATTGGGATATTGCGAGTATACGCGCTCATTGTCGCCGGGGAAATCGGTAGCGTTTTGCAAATGCGGAAATTTGTTGGTCATGATTTTTCTCGCTTTCGTAAAATATTAGGGCCGGATACAACGAACATTGTATCCGGCCCTAATAGGTGTCCGCAATTTTTTACTTGACGGTGAGGTTGAGCGTAGCGGTGTATGTGTTGGTGACGCCGCTCGGGTTGGTGTATGCGGTGGTCGCCTTGATGTGGATGACGTCGTTCTTGGTCAGTCCGGTGCGCTGGACATGGAGCACGCCGTAGTTGTCCACGCGCGTGCGGGAGTTCAGCTGCCTCGGCACCGCAGCGTCACTAGCCGCTGCGTCACTAGCCGCTGCGTCACTAGCCGCTGCCGGTGTTTCGGCCGACAGTTCGAACGTCGCCGCGTCGGGCCGGACAGCCAAACCGTCGGTGATGGTGCCCTGAAGGGCCACCATGAGACGCAACGTGTCGCCGGGCGCAACCGACTCTACGTTGTTTTCGGCGGTGAGGTTAAGGCCCGTCACTGTCTGGGTGATGGTCGGCACGGTCGTGGCGGCACCCGTGGTGAACAGCACTGCCGGTACCGCCGGCGTCACGCTGTATACGCCCCAGTGATTGAGATAGTAGGTGGTGCCCAGAGTCTGCGGGTTATAAAAACTGGTGGTGTTGTAGAGCGTGTCGTTGCAGACGAAAAAGTCGCGCGTGGTCAGCAACGCGATAGCGCCCGCAACCGGGAATTCATCGACAACGACGGTGCGCATTTGAATCTCGGCGCGGTCGATGTTGAACGCGGCGGCGAGGGCGTCAACATCAATGGACGCGAGGGCGTCCGGCGTGACCATGAGCACCAGTTCGTCGTTTGCCGCGAACACGGGTACGGGCACGTTGTTGTATACGGTGCTGGGGAAACGCAGTTTACCGGCAACCGCTCGAATCTGCTTCAGCAGAGCGCGCGCGGTGGTTTCGTCGGTCGGTTCGGAAACTTTGATTTTGTGGAACCCATAGTTTTTCTCATAGTATGCGAGCAGATTGAGCATGATACGATATTCATCGTATTCATCCGAGTTGCGCGGCACGTCCATGATACGCGCGACAAGATTGTTCAACCCGTACTCGTCTGTGACGGCGGTACGCAGTTCGTCCGCGTTAACGGTGATGGGGTACTGGTCGCGGCGGTTCTGCGAGTGGAAAATCTGCACCGCGTCGGGTCGGTGCATTTTCAGCAGAGTCTCCACGTCATCCTCATACGCGTGTGCCTTAATCCACTTCGGAACGATTTCCTGAATGGTCGAACCATAGTTAAGCTTCGCGCCCTTGAACGGTGCGAGTGGGTTGTCGAACTGCTGACCCCTCACGTAGGTCATGCCGATTCGGTTCACCAGAATGTCGATGAACTGGTTGTAGTATTGCTGGTTCATGGGCGCGAACAATGCGTCCATGGTCGCGGCGATGCCGTTGACGGTGGGGTCCGGGATACGCTGTTGAAAATCGTTGGTGCCCGAGAGCCACGCTTTCGCCATGATGGTGCTGTTGTTGACTGCCATAATATGTGTCTCCTAATCAGTCGATAGTGAGGTCAAGTTCTTCAATGGGCGTTTCGAGGTCGATATCATCAGTATCGTCCGAGTTGTCGTTGGTCTCGGTTTCGTTGTCAGTATCCACATCACCCGAAGCGTCCATAAAAGCGTTAACCGCCTCGATAAACGCGGTCACCTTGCTGTCGTATGCGTCAAGCTTGGCCAGAACATCGTCGATTCGATGCGCCAAGCCGTCGTAGTCATCGGTACGCTGTTCGGTCTGTTCGGCGTCGGTTTCGACGTCGTTTTTTTCGGTGTTTTCATCCGCCATAATATCTCCTAAAAATAATAGTGGCTGACAAACGATTATTTGTCAGCCACTATCATAGCATTATGAGAGCGATTATACACAGCGTTTAGGAATAGACTACATTCAACACCGCGCGGCACGTTTCCGTGTCAGTCCCCGCGCAAGATGCATTACGTCGTGGTATAGCGCCGCTCATTAGCCGCGTGTAATCATATCACCTGTATCCGCAGTACCGCAACATGTCACGAAAATCGCCGCATGTTTTCAGACTGTCGAACCTGACATATCGCAACCGGTATGCGTCAAAAAGAGTCTGACATAACGGTGAAGTGCGTTTGAGCATGACATAGTTTGGTTGGTCATCCAATGTCAGCGTATATGTGTCGCGCATGTCGCGCGGCGGTTTGCGATTGACGTAGTAGTACCCGTCTCGCATGTCCAGCCATATCGCAAGCGGGGTGCCGTCGTACATCAGAGTGTACAGATGTTCGGCGTTGCCGGTCTTATCCGCAACCATTTCCATATCCGTTTCGGTACCAAAATCGTTGCCCAAAGCGATTTTTTCCACGCGTCCGCTAGCCATTCTGCCCGCCAAAGTCTGCTTTTTTTCGCGTGCGTATTCCGCGTTTTCGAGATTATGCAACAAAAACGTCTTGTCCAGATACCATGAGTAACCTCGCTTGGGGTTGCCGGTGATGCCCGCGTGCTCAAAATAAGGGTTCAGAATATCACAGGCGTTGCCCAGCAAATAGAGTCGTGGTTCGTTGCCGGTGTCGGCACGCTCACGGGTCACGGTATCAACGATATTAGTCAGGATGTCCCACTCGTTTTGCAAATACCGGTGGTTTTTGTCATCCTTTTCGAGCACGGTCTCGTCCATGAAAATACGTTTAACCCTGTTGAATGTGAGCTTTTTAATCAGCTGAAACTGAGTCATTGCGACAAAATACCCCAGCAATTCCCATTGCGGCTTACCGCCCTCATGAGGGCGCGGCGCAATGTACGCCTGATTTTTCTCGCACTTGAAAACATACCCGGGATATTCGCGTTGCAGTCGGTCATAATAGTTTTCGGTCAAGGGTGCTAATTCCTGTGCATGTCGTGTTATTTCCACGAAACGCCACTTGTTTTTAATCCAATCGCTGACGCACTGTTTGCGTAGCCCGTAGGTTTTTCCGTATCCGCGTGCGGTTATGACCATTGTCACCGGCGCGTCATATGATAATGTTTTTTGCCAATTGTAATATTTATTGTTCATCAGTGTTGTCCGTTTCCATAAGCGGTGTCATTTCGCCTTCGTCATCCATTGCCAAAATTCTACCAACATTGTCAACATATTCAATCCACCGCTCGCGGGTATCGACATGTTGCGTGCGACGCAACCATTGCAGATTTTCCACGCTTGCGCGTTTGGTCGTTTCGCCAAGCCACCGGCCTGTCGGGTACAGTGCGATGGACTGCGGTACATCGACGTGCGCCGTGTTGCCGAGATAGTCGGTCACGTCGCCTATAAATCGGTCTACGACCTCGGGGCGGCGCTTTTGCAGACTATGGCTGATGCTGTTGGCCACGAAAATGTTGTAACCTAGCACGTTCGGCGCGACTTGTTCAAACGTGTACCCTGCCTTTGCGAGGTCGTTGCATAGCGTTTCGATGTGATAGGCGTCTCGGGGGCGCGACAAACCGGCGCACGTGATATGGTAATGCCCGTCCGATTCGCTGATTCGGGCCTTGTTCCACGCCTCGAAATGGTTGGCCCAGCGCGTGCCCTCACCAGCGGTCTCGATGTCAAAATGCCCGATTGATTCGAGCGGCGACGCCAAAGCCGGAAAATTGGCGCGGTTGCGGCGTTGCACGACATTGATTGCCATATCGCTGGCGTTAGCCAAGGGTTTCAGCGCTTGCGACAAATCGGCGTCGGTCACGTTTTCGGTTACGCTGGCCTTGATGCTGTCGGTGTCGCCGCCTGTCGGGTGTATGGCGTCGCCCAACGTTTCATGCAACAGTTCGAGGGCGATGATGAGGTGCATGCGACTACCGGCGACTATCCTCATGCCGTATGTGTACAGCACTCTGATTTTGTCCGGTATCATCTCGCTATAGGTATCCTGATTGACTATCGTAGTGTTATCGATTTTGATATCACCGTTCAAAACGACAAATGACGGTTTCATTACGTCCATTGCCTGAGTGCCATAAATGCCGTTGAACATGCCTTTAACCGTGGAATTATAATACGACTGCAAAAACTGCGTATTAGCGGTCCCGTTCAAAAGCTCGGTCTTAATGCCCTCGGGTATGCTGTTGGGCACTTTTTCCGGGTATTTTTCGCCCTCTTTATAGACTTTCAACACGTGTTTCATGTCCTGTTTGCGCTCGAAAAGCACGTTGGACTGCAAGGTCACGTAGTCGGGCGGTATTGCGAATTTGCGCGTTGTCTCTCCCAGAATGACGTTAAAATCATCATAATCATACACTTGACTGATGCACCACAATTCAATTTCGTTGACGTGCAACACCGCTTTTTCGGCGCTCATGAGTTTTCCGAACGCGAAAACCGGTTTGAAAGCCCGGTCATACCAACCGGATAATTTAATGTTTTCCTCGGCTTTTTTCATCAGCTCATTATCCTGTAAATCGGTTTTAGTCGCGGTTTTCGTGAACTTGCCCTCGGGGATGATGCCTATACCGGCCTCGGAAAATATAGTGTCTTTTTTCACGCGCAAATTGACAAACTCACACCTGACATGCACGGCGTTGTTGAATGGTTTGTAATAGTATTTCAACACGTCTTTCACCGGCGTAGCCATGATATTGACGCAAATATCCCTGAGTATTTTAGTATGTCGCGGCGCAAAATGCACCGGTATCATACGCCCGTTGATAAACGTATGGTGCATTGATGTAACGTCCAATGATACGACGTTATGCCATACGCGATTAGCGTAATTAGCGCTGGTGAAAGTCAGGCCGCCACGAAAACACGCTTTACGCAAGGCGTATTGCTGGAACGTTTTCGCAAATTCCTGTCGGCACGTCATCTCGAAAGCGCTGATTAGATTGTTACGGCGTCCGTTGGCCTTTTTGTACCGTAACACGCCAATTTCGTGATAGGCCATTTGCCTGACCAATGACGTTTTGGTCAGCACGCGGCAACCCAGCATATCGGCGGTGAGCCACTCATTAGATTTCAAAAGGTATGCGAGATATGCCGGAATCACCTGAGTATCACGGCCCGCGTAAAAAAACTCGGTATCGGTCAAGGGCGTTTCGGGCGTCCTGACTAGCGAGTAGTCCCAATCCCCCACGGCCTTAGGCAAGCCGCATGTTTCGCCCATTGCACGCAAGCCACTCATTTCGAGATAAAACGTGTCCCAGAATCTGAGGGCTACCTTACCTTTATCATCCAATAGGTCTACAGTGTATGCACTGGTGCTGGTTTGCGCGTTGACCGCCATTTTATACGACCGACTCAAAAGATACATGAGCGGTTGCAAGTCAAACATGAGGTTATACGCGGCAATGACCGGCACGATATCGTTGCTCCTACCCCAGTTCATCAATTCCGCGACATAATCCATCATATCGCTGACATGCCGGTAATACCGTATGTCATCCATATCACGCGCGGTGTCGTATTGCGTCAAATCAACAAACCGAATATCATTGATAATAAACAGTATCGGGTAGGCCCGCGTGTTCTCTCCGGTTCCCAAGTTCGTTGTTTCGGTATCATACGCCGCGCACACCCGGTACTGTCTCCCCTTTTTACCGTTTCCCACCATTTTTTCTATCGCCATTCATTAACGTAATCCAGATACTCCGGTGAGGTTTGTATATCCTCAATCAAACCTTGCGCAAACGCGATGTTTTCGGCCGTGTCACCGATAGGCTCATACAAACCCTTTGCCATGTCGAGAGCCGTCTTGTTGCGTTTCAGTACCATGTCGAAAGCCTCTCCCAGACTGCTGGCCCCAAGTTCCGCCATGATAAGCTTGTTACGTTGGCTAGCGGGCGCGCCTTGCCATATGCGTTGCGTTGCCGTGTAAAAAATCTTGACTTTCTGCGCGCCGTACTTTCCGAGCGCGCTTTTACGGCCGCGCCCGGCCAAACCAATCTGTTGCTGAAAAACGTAGTTCGCGCGGGCCGTTCCGGTCTTGCCTTTCTGAGTCTGCGACTTCAACGCGGCCACGCTTTTGTCGATGCTACGGCCACTGCCGCGATATGTTCCGGCTATCGCCTCATTGAGATTCCTGATGTACCTTCTCAACACGCGGCGTTCTGTGGCGCTTTTGGACTGGTTGGCCTGTTTTTCCAGACTCTTGACGTACCGTTTCGCACGACGGCGTGCGTTATACACTTCGTCTGACTGTCTGCGCTGTCGTTTCGCCACAATCCCCACCACCTATCTGACTGCCGCCGAAAAAAATAAGGGCCGCACCCATACATGACCTAGGCGCGGCCCTATGAATTATAACACGTCAGGCTTCAAGCAATTGGAACTGCTTGTAGGAACGGTCACCCGAGAGAGACGTTTCCTTGATTTGCACCTTGACGTAGCCGTTAGTGGTGTTGGCCTTGAAATCGCCCTCTACCATATCGACAAGCTCATTGATGGTCTTTCCGAGACCGTTGGACTGAGTGAAATACACCTGACCATCCGCAGTAAAAATATAGGTGTTCTGACACGGATTGCCCGAACGGGTGCGCATGCCAATCTGAGTCATGACATCAACGATATCGATAGGCGTATCACCCAAGTTCTTCAACGACGTGGCACTGTTGCGCGCGTTGAACACACGCACGCGATTGGCCGGGACGTGCGGGTCGAACGTGCTATACTGCTGAGGCTCGAACCTATTGCCGGTGACGCTCGACGTAGTGGCGTTCTCGGTCAGTTCGCCGGTTTCGGTGTTGACGTTCTCAATGGTTTCGTTGTTCTCGTTGGCCATGATATTATCTCCTTTAGTTAATCTGCTTGTATTCGGTTGCTATTTCCAAAAAGTCGAACACGTTGCACTCATACATTACAGTATGACTCGTGTACCCTAGAACCAAAAAGTTGTTGCCAAGGATATCACTATCCTCACCGGTAAGCGTGACGTCACCCTCGGTGCGATACCGTACCGTGGACTTGACTATCTTCCTTACAGTCGCGTCGGTGACTTTCCCGAACACCTGTATAGTAAAACCACCGTGCGGCGTGGACACTTTCACATCGTTGGTAATCACTGTTTTTCGTAGAACATCCAAGATACCTCAATTCTCTAGAAAAAATTTTTTCGGACATAAACAATATAAGGCGTGCCGCAAAATTTTGCAATTGCGACACGCCCATACAGTAATAAAAATTTTTTCGTCAGCCTAACAGAATCTGATTAACTCGATTCTGAACAGCGTCATAGTTCACACCCAATCGCGCACGACGTTCCTCACCAACACCATAATCACCACGGATAACGGCATTAGCCAAAGCGTCGATATCAACCGACGGCGCACTAGACGCGGCGGTACCCGCGCCTAAAATCTGATTAACACGCGCCTGAACAGCGTCATAGTTCGCACCCAATCGCGCACGACGTTCCTCACCAACACCATAATCACCACGGATAACGGC